CTCCATGAACTGGGTGAAGCCCATCTTCACCATGCCGACGCCCTCGCCTCGCTTGAAGTTCAGGCGCTCCTTGTCGTCGGCGACGTTGCAGAGGTCCTCGTAGGCGCTCTTGTTCAGGAGGATCATGTCGAGGTTGTCCTCCTGCATGGCTCCGAACGAGGCCCCGATGATCCCGCTGCGGATGTACTCGTCCGCGTAGGTGTCCCAGGCGCGGGTGCCCGAGCCGGGGTTGCGGTTGCAGTTCACGATCGTGGGCGACCAGGCGCCGTACTCCGCGTCACCAGACACGGCGCTGGCCTGCAGGCTCGTATAGCCCGTGCCGTGGCCGGCATACGTGTCGTTCGGGGTCGTGGCGTACTTGTCCGAGGCGGTCTGACCCGTCGTGCTCGAGAAGCTCAGGATCCCGTGGAAGCGACGCTCCGCAGTGCCGACCGCCGAGTCACCGTCCGCGTGCCAGCGCTTGCCGAGGGCGCGCATGAGTCCGGTACGAACGTCCTTCTCGCGGTTCTTGAAGATCTTGACGATCGTCGCGTCGTTGTCGCCACCGTTCTGCAGCTTCTCCTTGAGGGAGATCGCCTCCGTGGCCTCGTAGCCGCGGTGCTCCAGCACGGCGTTCTTCAGCGTGTTCACGCGCTGGAAGTTCTTGCTCGCCATATCCACGTAGCCGGTGATCTCGTGATCCCGGTAGCGAACGGGCCAGCGGATCTCGCCGCCGCCGCAGCCGAACTTGATCCTCTTCTTGGCCTCGAGCATCTTGCTGAAGGCAAACTTTTGCACCGCGAGGTCGGACACCTTCTTAGTCCACTTCGCGATAGTGACGGCGGCAACGCGCTCGGTCACGCCAGTTCCAGGTGCGGTCATTGACCTACTCCATTAGGTTCAAAAGGTCGGGGTCGTCGAGCAGCGCCTGGGCGAAGGACTCAATGTCCTCCGGGTTGTCCAGGGTAGGTGCCACCTTCTTCCCCTTGCGTGGCTTCCCGCCACGAGTGCCGCGCCGGCTGCGCTTGCGCGCCTTCTCGCGTCGCTCCGTGGTGCGGAGCTTCTGCTCTCGCGCCGCGGTCTGAGTCGCTCTGCTCTCCGCTCGGTAGATCCGCACAGCCGTCGCCAGCCGTTGCTTCTGCACCGCCTCCGTCGGGTCGTCGCTTCCAGGAACGTCTGCCAAAATGTGGATCAGACGCTCCCGAACGGTCGGATCGCTCAGCTCAGCCTCGTAGGGCGCCGTGACTGCTTGTCTCCGCTGAGCGTTCACGAACTCGCGGATCTGGCCGAGCTCGCGGTCGAGGATCTCCCTCAGCACCGGCCCGAACTTCTCCGTGAACTCGGCTCGCGGATCCAGCGCATAGCGCGCCTGGTCTCGCTGGTAGAGCCGCCCCAACCGAGTGACTTCCTTCTGGACGTCCTCAGGGAACTCTTTGAGCCTCTCAGGCTCCGTCCAGGAAGCCGTCCAGGCCTCCCGCAGAGCTGCTTCTCGTGGCGACTGCTGAGGCTGCTTGGGCGCTTCCTTACGCCCGCCGATCAACTCCAACAGCTTCTGCTCGCGGGCAGCAGCGTCACGCTTGACGCGCTCCAGCTCCGCTTGCAGTTCCAACAGCTTCGGGTCCGGCTCCTGCTCCCCCTCTCCGTCGTCGTCCTGGTCAGCGTCGTCGAGCTCCTCGAGCTCGTCGTCGTCGTCCTCTTCGTCGACGTCGGGGAGCGCACGCTCCTCGCCGCTGTCAGCCACGGTGGAATCGTCTTCGACGTCCAGCTCGCCCGACTCTTCGTCGGGGCCGGGGTCTTCCGAACCCTGCTCCGCTTCCTCGTCGACCCGAGACTCTTGTGAGAGCTCGTCTACCGCCTCGTCGAAGAGAGCCTCAAAGTCGACAGCTCCCAGCGTATCCTCTTCCCCCGTCACAGGCCCAAATCCTTCCTGGCTTCGTCGTAAGCCTCGTCCACGAGGCGGTTTGCTTCTTCGTCGCTGAGTTCTGGCCCGTCAGCCAGACTCCCCTTTGGCACCGTATCGGCCATATCAGCCCAGCTCTCGTCGCGCAGCTCCCAGCCCTCGCGCCTGCGCTGATCCGCCAGGCGCTGGACCTGCTGCGGACTGTTCACGTACGCCTGGCGATCTCCCGGAAATCGCGCGAGGTCCTCCCGGTATTCCTGGTAGCCGGCGCGGTGCTTGGCCTTGATCTGGAAGTTCACGCCGCGAATCTGCACCCGCACCGGACTCGCGCAATGCGGGCAGCTGGTCGGCGGCTCGGCGCCAAATCGGACGCGCGCGTCGTAGCCCTCCGTGCAATGAGGGCAGCCCTCGCCGCGCGCTATCAGCCGGTAGGTCCTCACTGCTCGCCTTCAGCCGGCGCCATCTGCGGAGGCGGGGGCGGCGCCAGGGGCGGTATCCGCTTGTCCTCCGGGATCTCAAACGCCTCCTGGTAGCCGTGCATAACCGCGTTGACTGCGTTCACGTCCCCGATCTGCATGGCCACAGGCAGGAACTGGCCGACCAAGGTCTCGTAGAGGTCCTGGAGGCGCGCCGCGTCCATTGTCGCCATGGAGCCCGTAGCCAGGCTGTAGCTCAGCTCGCGCATGAGGTCCTGCGCCGTCATGCTCGCGGTCGCACGCCACACGTCCTCGACCCCAACCGCGGCCGCGGTGATCGCCTCTGGCGGCACGGGCACCCCGTCCACCACTCGACCCTCGCCAAGGACCTGGGCGAGCTCGATCACGCGGGGATCCGTCGTCTGCTGGATCGCCTCCCAGGTCTGCACCGCAGCTACCGCGGCCTCTTCCATGCTGTGGAAGTAGGTCGCAGCCATGGGGTTGATCTGCTGCAGCGTCAGCGGTGCGAACTCGTCCCGCTCCTCGCCGTCCTCCAGGGGCTCGTCCATGAGCTCGACGACCGCGCCACCGGGCAACTCAATCCGCACCCAATACATGCCGACCGACGAATCCCGCACAAAGCGCGAGACGTCCTCCGCGTCGAGCTCGAGCTTGGCAAAGATCGCCTCGTGCCTCGCAGTCGAGCCCGCATGTTCTTCCGTCCTATACTTCAAGTCGGAGATCCTGGTCGAGCTCGCCTGCGCCTTGAGCGAGGCCCCCGTCGCCGAGCGCTCCTGCGTGGCCCCCTGCATGCCGTGAACAACGGGGGTGACTCCCGTAGTGGTCTCGATCTCCCGCTCGTAGAACTCGCGCTCCAGCCGCAGCTCCTGGCTGATCGCGCCCATAGGCACGACCATGAACTTGTCGGTCAGCTTCTCGTTCTGCTCAAGGGGGACAGGCAGGTACTCCGCGGGCCCGCCTTCCTTGATCCGCTGCTGGATCTGCTGGTCCAGGCGCGCGTCCCCGAGCATGAGGAAACGCCCACGCTGCTTGCAGCTGCTCAACTGCAGCGACGTAATCAGGTCCATGCCCTTCTGCAGGGACATCACCTGGCCCATGAGCGACACCGGCCAGAGCTCGTCGATCGTCTCGACGTAATCCAGAGGGACCAGAGGCCACTCCTTATCGAGGTAGAGCGGGACCTCCCAGTCGCGCTCAAAGATCGGCACGTCATGCCCCTCCACGATCCCCAGGCAGACGAAATCGTTGTCGTCCTTGTAGCCCTCAAAGCCGCCCTCGAAGTCGAAGCCGCGAATCCCGCGGCCCATCTTGGAGTAGACGCGCCAGACCTCCACGAGCTGGTTCGTTGGCGTGGCGTCGTCCTCGTCAGAGCGCATCCAGGCGTCCGCGTCACCCTTGCGGTGCTTGTCGTCGCGGAGATCGCGAATCCGCCACTGGTCCTTCCGCCTGGTCTGACGCTTCAGCCGCCACAGCGGCAAAACCGAGCGGATCGCGATCCATTCCGCGTCCTCCAGGCAGTCGACGTCCGGGTCAATCAGAACGTCCTTGCTGGACTGGTAGCGGCTCGTCACGATCTCAAGGACTTCGTCGTAGTAGGTCTCTAAGAACCCACGTCCCCGCAGTAGCGCGTCGTCGATCGCGCGCCGCGCCTGGCGCGCAAGCTTGGCCTCGCGGGGGGTGTAGTTCAGGTATGCCGCCAGGACCCGACTCAGCGCGAGCATTACAGGTGAATCCGTGTTCGGCGTCACCGTGCGAATCGGATTCACCGGGTAAAGATGCGGACCCAGACTGTTCCTCGCCTGCGCGACCTTCGGCACCGATACGGCGACCTCGCCGCTGAAGTCCATGAAGGCCCGCTTAATCGACACCTCCTGGAACAGTCGGTCGTGCTTCGCCTTGAAAAACGAAACGACCTCCTCGGCCATTTCGTCGTAACTAGCTCGCGCCTTCCGGCCTGCGGTGATCCGCTGACTCCAGAAACGCCCGACTGCCTGGTGCGCAGCGAGCCGATTCCCCTTGGGGATCGAGTCCTTGAAGTTCTTGCCCTTCCGGGGCATGGCATTCTCCCTAGAGGATCACTGGTCCGCTCGGCACCGCGTTGCGCTTGCCGAGCTCCTGCAGCTCGAGGAAGCGACGCACGGCGCCGCTGATCGGAGCCTCCGCGGCCTCGTCGGCCGGGGGGCGGTAGTTCTTGGCCTGGAGCACGGCCAGGGCGAGAGCCATCAACCGATCGTCCGTGTGCTTCCCGGTGGCGGCGTACTTCTTCAGCGGAGCCACCCAGACGAACCACTCCATCTCAATCGGCACCTTCGCGTCGTAGCAGCGAAGACTGCGGTCGCGAAACACCTTGTCTAGGTGCGACAGCAAGAGCGGCCGGGTCTTCCTGTTCGTGTTGAAGCCAGGAACCTTTGCCGTCTGCCGCGCTGCAATCTCGTCGTTGAAGTAGTAGTAGAGATTCGGGTAGCGCGCCTTGTGGAGCGCCCCCGCCACCGCTGGGTTGTGGTTGTTCTCAGGGACCAAAAGAGCCCAGTTGTAGTACTCGCCCAGGAGCTGGAGATCGCTCGCGTAGACCTCCCAGTCGACCTTGCCGTGGTAGGCCGCCACAACCTCGAGCGTGCTCTCCTCGATCACGTAGGCCGCGCTCGGGTCGCTCTTGGCTCGCTTGCCGCCTATGTCCGCGCCGATCACGTAGCTACCGCCCTCGTGCGGAGGGACCCAAATCTGGACGCGGCCACTCACGTTCGGAAGCAGCTCGACGGGCTCGCCCTCCTCTCGCTTGACCAGGTTCACCCGCGAAAGCGACGGCCGAGCCAGCCGCTGATAGTGCTGGATCGTCGCCGCGTCAAACATGCACTGGGCCGTGCTCGTGAACGCTTCGTCATAGGTCGAGGGATACTCCCGCGCCCGCGTCTCTGGCTTGCCGTGGCACTTCGTGTCCAGGACGTCGCGATACCAGATCAGCTGCTCGTCGCTCAGCTCCTGCGGGTGCTGCCAGAGCTCCTCGCCCTTGCCCATGGGGAGATTGGCGATCCTCCGCCGCAGCGCCTGCTCCTCGTCCGTGGGCTCAAACGTTTTCCCGGGGTCGTCCTTGCCCGTCTTGATCCGGCGCTCGCGATAGACCTGCCAGGTCATGCGATAGCCGTCTTCCAGATACCAGGGGAGGAAGACCAGCTGGTCGTAGGTCCCCGAGCGCGGATCCTTCGCCTTCTCGCAGCCGGCGTAGTAGAAAGGATCGCGGCCCTTGGCCGTCGACTCGTAGAGAACGATCGAATCGGGACCGTCCGCAAGCGACCCCAGCGCAGCCGAGGTAGCCTGCTCTGGATTCTGTCCGTGATCGGCGAAGTTCGCGACCTCGCTGAAATGAATCGCGTTCAAGGTCGGCCCGCGACCCAGCGCGTCGCCGGCCTTGATCGACCCGACCCAAATCGAGCTCTCATGCTCCCACAGGAACTTGCCCTGCTGCCGCGAGCTCATGGGGCGCTGATAGCCAACCTCTAGATTCTTCTCGAAGGTCTCGCTCTTGGCGAAAATCTCCGTAGCGCCGTAGTCCACGTGCGCCACGGTTGCCACGTGATAGCCCTCCGTGCCCAGGGCGAGGCTGAACAAGATCGCCTGCGCCCAGGTCGAGATCCCCATTTGGCGGCTCTTTGGGATCCACCAGCGAACAGGAATCTCATGGTGCCAATGGTAGGCCAGGAGCTGGCACAAGATCCGCTGCACCGTGTTGAACCGGAACGGGACCAGACGAGTCTTCCTGCGCCTCTTGCCCTTGCCACTGCTGACCGTCTGGGCCTGCTTCACGCGGATCGTGAGGTTGTTCTCCACGAAGTTGAAGAGGTTCGCCGCCTTGCGGACCCCTGGCGAGTCAACCCTCGGGCTCCACTCCACTGCCGAGCCAGTCTCCCTTCGGAGCAGAAGATTCCCCATGGCGCTCGCGACCTTGTCGCTCGCGCTGAGCTTCCCGGCGGATCTCGTAGAGCGCTTTGAGGAGCGCCGCGACTTCGCGACCGTTGCCTTCTTCCTGCGAGAGCCGCTCAACTTCCGAACCCAGGTAGCTCTCGGCCGAAGCAATCTGCTTGCTCAGCGCGCCCAGGAGCTCCTCGAGCTCGGAGCCCTCGCGCCCGCTCGTCACACGCGGGCGCTTCGGGCGGTGTGTGCCGCCCTTCCCGTTCCGCATCGTGCCGCGGCCGCTCACCCACGCGCGGCGTGAATCCGGCCGCGGGCCTGCTTGACCGTCTCGCGTAGGCAGCGGTGGTCGGTCAGCTCGTTCCCGTCAAACTCCTGCACGATCGGCCGACCGACACCGAGGGCGCGAAGCTTGACCCGGCGCCTCCCGCTCGGAGGCAGGGACCACTGGACCGTGACCTCGTTCCTGAACAACCAGGCTTCGTCGCCACGCGGCAAGCCGTCCTTGACACCCCGAAGCTTGAGAGCCTTCTCGGCCTTCTCGGCCCTGGCCGTCGCGCGCTCAAGCGCAACCTCCAGCTCGCCAGCGCGGCCGGTGACCTCTCTCACCCGCTCGCGCAGCTCCAGGAGCTCCTCGTAGCTCTCCCCGATCTGCTTCAAAACGTCGCTCACCCCACCCTCCAGGTGCACGAAAAGGTGCAACGTGCACCATTTGGGGCAAGCTTATCGCCTTACGCCAACCAAAGCGCTAACATCTCGTTATGAACGACGCAAAAGCAGCACACGCAAGGGCGATTACGCCGGAAATGCCAACCGCACGCGAACGGACGTGCGTCTTCCGGCGAGTCCCCACCTCCACCGACGAGCGCGAGGGCGTCGCCGACCTCTACCGCGCGCGCACCCCGAGCGGCTGGCTGGTGATCACGCGCAAGGGCGGCCTGGCGTATGTCCCAGACGACAATTGGGACCCCCTGGAGCCCGACGGGATCGCCAAACCCGCCCCGACGAAGGCGACGAAGACGACGAAGAAGAAGAGGAAGAAGACGACCAGGAGGAAGGCGTGATCGACTACGAGCCGGACCCGCATATCGCCTCGCCAGTCCAGAGAGCTCTCCGCGAACGAGATCTCCTGCAGGAGGTCCTCACCGATTGCCGCAAGGACCTCTACCTCGCCTACCGCGAGCGCGACGAGCTCGCCCAGGAGCTGGCCGACGCGAACGACAAGATCGCCACGCTCACCGAGGCCCCGACCGTCGAGATCGAGCTCCCCGCGGTCGAGCTAGAGATCGCCCACCTCAAGCGGGAAGTGCTCAAGCTAAACCGCCTGACCCGCGAGATCCAGCGCCGCAACCCGCCCGCCGAGGCACGCCGGAACTGGCTCCTGGCCGGCCTCGCCCTGGGCGTGGTCAACATGGGTCTCGCCGGCCTCGCCGCGCTCACGCTCCTGTGAGTCTCCCCGCCCCGAAGCACTACCGACAGGTGGTCCGGGGCTACACGCCGAAAGCCCGCTGCATGGCCAAGGACTGCATGCGCTACGCCAGCCCCGGCGAGCTCTGCGCTCAGCACTGGCTGCTCGAGCAGAAACTCATTGCCGTGCACAAGGCACGGCTCCGCGCAAGAGACCCCAAGCCTGACGACCCGTGGTGATCCCGTGAACGATCCTCAATACGCGCTCCTCAAGCTCCAGGCCGAACGCGCCTCGCTGGCCGAGGCCCCACACGTCCCCAAGGACTGGAGAAAGCGCTACCTCAGGGAGCACCGTCGAGTCAAAGCCGAGGTCGAAGCAGGCACGCGCCAGCACCCCAAGCCTACCCCGATCCACTTGATCGGCGCGGGCCCGATCTACTGGTGAGCACCCACGAGAACTACCGCGCCACCGGGTCGCGGCTTCACCTCCAGCGCGCCTGCGCAAACGTCGTCGCCAAGCTCAAAGAGCTCCAGGTCGCGCACCTCGACTTCAAGGGCGCGCTGATCGTCGCAGCTCGCGACGGAGTGATCCAAGCCGCGGAGGCCCCCTCCCTCGACGCCTGCGTGGACCCGGCCACCGAGGACTACATGAACGACGCCCTTTGGGCGCTCGAGCGTATCGAGGAGCTCCTGCAATGAAACGGCTCCTCCTCGCCCTCCTCCTCACAGCATGCGCTCCCCCCGAGCGCGCCACCGACCCACCGCTCACCCAGCGCGCAACCATCTATTGGGTCGACCCACCCCCTAACGCCGAAACCCGCCAGGAGATCCTCGACTACCTCGACCGCAGCGAGCGCGTCTACCGCGCTCGCTTCGGCGGGGGCTACGTCCCCGTCAAGAACGTCGTCCTGGAGCCCGGCGCCACACTCCGCGACGTCAACTCCTTCCCCACCCCACTCCGCGGAGCCCAGCGAGGCCGCACTATCTGGCTCCCCGTCGGAGGCTTCCACCCCGCCAGGTCCGCGCTCCACGAGTTCCACCACCTCACCGGCAAGGGAGACTCCCTTCACCACGACCCCAGCTGGCGCGTCGTCGAATGGCTCAGCCTTGCCACCCCTAACCCCTCCCTACTTCCCTGAGGACCCATGCCGCAATCCAACCTCTACACCACCATGCGCAGCCCGAACTCGCTCACCGTCATTCACGACGGCCCAGTGAACGGGACCCACACCACCACCGTCTCGCTCGACAACGTCGTCGCCGTGATCTTCTCCCACAAGAACCACTGCTGCGACGTCCACTATGCCCACGGCGCCAAGGTCTTCGTCGACTTCGGCGCGCCCGAAGACGACGACCCCATGTACGAAATGGGCAAGCGGATCCTCGAGCTCGCCGCTGAAGGCAACCACTCCGTCCTCAAGCTCCTCTTCGACGCCAAAGCCCAAGTCACCGGCGAGGCGTGACATGAACGAAGATCGAATGAGGAAGCTGGAGAAGGCGGCGAGCCAGGGCGACGAGGAGGCCGCGGAGACGCTGCGCGCCATGAGGGTCCGGGTCACGGGCGGGCGACACGCGGATAAGATCGGGCACTGGGTCTGTATCGACGGGGTCCGGGACCACTACCGAGGCAGGCTGCTCGGCGTCACGGAGGTAGGCGGCGGGATCGCCATGCTGCACCTCGCCCCCTGCTACTGGCTCTACTCGCTACAGTCGACGCAGGAGGAGAGAGCGACGACGGCGACGGAAGCCCACCCCTTCGACCTCTCTAGCATGGTCGTCGGCGCCGTCAGCCTCCAGCCCCAGGACTGGCCCAAGTCCTGATCCACTGCGAGCCTAAATTCTGGTCGTGGTCGTGGTCGCGGTCGTGGTCGCGGTCGCGGTCGGGGTCGCGGTCGCGGTCGGGGTCGGGGTCGCGGTCGCGGTCGGGGTCGGGGCCGGGGTCGTGGCCGGGGTCGCGCTCGACGTCCTGGCCGCGGTCGGGGTCGCGAGGTAGCTCGTGATCCACTGCGAGCCTACCTTCTGGTCGCGGTCGTGGTCGCGGTCGCGCTCGCGGTCGCCGCGCTCGCGCTCGCGCTCGACGTCCTGGTCGCGGTCCTGGTCGTGGTCGGCGCCGTGGTCATGGTCGCGAGGTAACTCGTGATCCACTGCGAGCCTACCTTCTGGTCGCGGTCGGGGG